CAGCTGCGCTTCCTGCGCAGCCGGGTGGCGCGGTCGGGCGAGCGGTGGACGGGCACCGCGGAGTTCATGGTCAGGATGGGGGAGACGGGGCGATGATCGAGAAGGGCAGCGCATTCCTGCTGAAGGTGGGCGACGGCGCGACCCCGCCGGGGTTCGCAACGGTGGCGGGGCTGCGCACCACGCAGCTGTCGGTGAACGGCGAGGCGGTGGTGGTGACGAACAAGGATTCGGGCGGCTGGCGGCAGTTGCTGTCGGGCGCGGGCGTGCGATCGGTCAGCGTGTCGGGTGCAGGGGTGTTCACCGGATCGGCGGCGGAGGCGCGGCTGCGCGGCAATGCGCTGTCGGGTGTGCTCGACGATTATCGGCTGACCTTCGAGGGGGGCGAGACGATGACCGGGCGGTTCCTGGTGACGCGGCTCGACTATGCCGGCGATTTCAACGGCGAGCGGTCGTACACGCTGTCGCTGGAGAGTTCTGGCCAGGTGGTGGCGGCGTGAGCGTGGCCAACCCGGTGAGGGGGGAGGCGGCGCTGCGCGTCGCGGGCGAGACGGTGGTGTTGCGCCCAACCTTTGCCGCGCTGGTCGCGGCGGAGGGGGAATTGGGGCCGCTGTTCGCGCTGGTCGAGCGGGCGGCGACGGGCGGGCTGTCGCTGGCCGAGACGGTGGCGCTGCTGTGGCACTGCGTCGCGGCCCGGCCCGACTGGCTGACGCGCGAGGCGCTGGGCGAGGCGGTGGTCGCGGGCGGGCTGGCGGCGGCGAGTGCGCCGCTGCGCGTGCTGCTGGGGCAGATACTGGCGGGGCGATGACGACGTTCGCGCGCGCGGCCGGGCGGCTGGCGGGGCAGGCGGGGGCGGTGCTGGGCTGGTCGCCCGACGCGTTCTGGGCGGCGACGCCCGCCGAGCTGGCGGCGGTGGTCGCGGCGCTGGCGGGCGAGGCGGCGGACCCGCCCGATGCGACGACGATCGCCCGGTTGAGGGAGGCATTTCCGGATGGATGAGGAGATCGAGCGGCTGGTGATCGCGGTGCGTGCGGACACCGCCGGCTTCGCGCGCGACGTGGCGCAGATGCGCGGCGAGCTGGGCGGCGGCCTGGGCGAAGGGGCGGAGCGCGCAGGGCGATTGATCGAGGGATCGCTGCTGCGCGCGATCCGCGGCGGCAGGACCGGGTTCGACGAACTGCGCACCGCGGCGCTGCGGGCGCTGGATGATATCGCGGGGGTGGCGCTGCGTGGGGGTATCCGCTCGCTGCTGGGCGGTGGCGGCGGGCTGGGATCGGCGCTGGCGGGGCTGCTGGGCGCGCCGGGACGGGCGACGGGCGGGCCGGTGACGGCGGGGCGGGCTTACATGGTCGGCGAGCGCGGGCCGGAATTGTTCGTGCCGACCGCGGGCGGGCGGATCGAGCCGGTCGCGACGACGGGACCGCGCGAGGTGCGGGTGGCGATCACGATCAACGCCGCGGCCGGTGCGGCGCCGGGGGTGCTGGCGCAGTCGAGCCGGCAGGTCGCGCGCGCGGTGCGGGCGGCGCTGGCCGAGGGGTGAGCGGGAGCGGCCCGCCTAATCTTGCTTCCCCGGCGGACGCCGGGGGCCAGTTGGGACGGCGGTCGTGATTCATCATGGGGCTTCACCCAACTGGGCCCCGGCTTTCGCCGGGGAAGGGGGGTGGCGGGACGGGACGAAGGGAGGCGGGCATGGGGCATTGGCTGGCGGGGGCGCGGACGGTGCAGGTCGAGGATGTGATACCGCGGTTCGACCCGCGGTTCTGGACGGTGAACTTCCCGCGGCCGATGATGGCATCGGTGGTGACGACCGCGCCGGACGCGCTGCGCGTCGAGGTGGCGTTCCACCGCGCGGACGATCTGGCCGGGCTGATCTGGGCAGCGGAGGACCGGATCGATCACGTCCTGCTCCGCTACGAGACGGCGCGCGATTTCCGTGACTGCCGGTTGCGGTTCCGGTGGCGGTCGGGCGGGATATTGCCGCTCGATGCGGTGAACGGCCCGGTGCTGACGATCGAGGGGCGCGATGCGGCGGGCACGCCGCGCGCCTGGTACGTGCGGCTGTGGAATTATGCGGTGGGCACGCGCGAGGATGCGGTGGTCTCGATCGACTTCGCGCGGCTGGCGGGCGGGTTCCTGCATCCGGCGGAGGCGGACCCGGTATGGGCGGGGGACATCGACCGGATGTTCGTGTCGCTGGTGCCGCCCGGTTATCGCGGCACCGCCGAACCGCTGGCGGCCCCGGCGACGGGCTGGGCCGAGATGAGCGGGATCGCGTGCGAGGGGCCGGGATCGGTGCTGGCGATCGGTGCGGCGGTGGTGCCCGAACACGGCTTCGCCATCGCGAGTGGTTATGACGACAGTTACGACCTGACGCCGGCACGGCTGCTGCGCAACGCACTGCACCTGGGGTATCGCGGGCCGATCGTCCATTATGTCGGGATGAGCCATTATTTCCGGCTCGACCGGCAGGGCGACGCGCTGCTGGTCGCAGACGGCGGTGCGGTGCTGAACGGGCCGTGCGCGGCGTGGCACCGCGATTTCGCGGCACAGGCACGGACGCTGGGCTATGACGTGATCTGGTCGCTGTCCTACGAATTGTTTGACGCGCACTGTCCGGAGGGGTGGAAGCAGCGCGCGGCGGATGGGTCACCGGCGCTGACCGGGTGGGAGCCGCCGTCGACGCTGCTGAGCCCTGCGCATGACGGGGCGATGGCGTATCTGCGCGCCGTGGCGGCGGCGTTCATGGGGATCGCGGTCGCGGCGGGACTGCCGCCGATGTTCCAGGTCGGCGAGCCGTGGTGGTGGGTGCAGCCGGCGGGGCAGAAGCCCTGCCTGTACGACGCGGCGGCGGTGGCGGCGTTCGCGCCGGTGCCGATCGCGACGATGACGGGGGTGAAGACGGCGGCGGAGCGCGACACGCTGGACCGGGCGGGGGCGTGCCTGGCGGCGTCGACCGCGGCGCTGGTGGCGGCGGCGCGAGCGGCGGCGCCCGGATGCGTCAGCCATCTGCTGACCTATCTGCCGACCGTGCTCGATCCCGCCGCGCCCGAGGCGAAGCGCGCGAACATGCCGGTCGGCTGGGCGAGCCCCGCCTTCGACGTGCTGCAACTGGAGGATTACGACTGGGCGGCGGCAGGCGATGCCGCGGCGACCGCGCGGGGCGTCGCGGCGGCGGAGGCGCGGCTGGGCTATCCCGCAGCGCGCCAGCATTACCTGTCGGGCTTCGTGCTGCGGCCCGACCAGTCGGCGCAGTGGCGCGCGATCGATGCGGCGGCGGAGACGGCGCGGGCGCGCGGCGTGGCGCAGACGGTGCTGTGGGCGCTGCCGCAAGTGATGCGCGACGGCTTCGTTCATTTCGACACATTCGGGGGAGAGGACGGAGTGCAGGCTTTCGACGACGTGGCGTTTCCGCTGGCGCTGGGGCGCGAGGCGGAGGTGGCGCCGACCTTCTCGACGCAGGTGACGACCGCGGGCGGCGGCGCGGAACAGCGCAACGCCGCCTGGGCAGAGGCGCGGGCGAGCTACGATGTCGGGCCGGGGCTGCGATCCGAGGAGGATATCGCGCTGCTGCTGGATTTCTTCCGGGCGCGGCTCGGGCCGGCGCGCGGGTTCCGCCTGCGTGATCCGTTCGACTGGCAGGCGGCGGGGGTGCGGATCGGCACCGGCGACGGGGTGGCGCGGCGTTTTGCCCTGGTGAAGCGGTACGGCGACAGCGAGCGGCGGATCACCCGGCCGGAGGCGGGCAGCGTCGCGGTGCAGGTGGCGGGACGCGGGGCGGGGTTCGCGGTCGAGCCGGGCGGCTGGGTGGTGCTGGATACGGCGCCGGCGGCGGGCGCGATCGTCACCGCCTCGTTCCGGTTCGACGTCCCGGTGCGCTTCGCCGAGGACCGGCTGGCGGTGAGCCGCGCGACGTTCCGCGCGGGGATGGCGGCATCGGTGCCGCTGATCGAACTGCGCGAGCAATTCGCATGAACTGGCTGGAGGCGGAACTGGCGACGGTGGCGCTGTGCTGGCGGATCGAGCGGCGCGACGGGGTGGCGATCGGGCTGACCGCGCACGACCGCGATCTGGTGATCGACGGGCTGGTCCACCGCGCCGCGCCGGGCATGGTCCCCTCCGCCGTCCGGCGCGAGGTGGGTCTGGAGGCGGACACGATGGAGGTGGCGGGCGCGCTCGACAGCGCGGCGATCGATGCGCGCGATCTGCTGGCCGGGCGGTGGGACGGCGCGCGGGTGCGCCTGTTCGCGGTCGACTGGGCCGCGGCAGGAACTGGTGGCGGCGGGCGGGTCGCGCTGGGAGAGGGGAGCATCGGCGCGGTCGAGATGGCGGACGGGCGCTTTTCCGCCGAGCTGGCGGGGCCGGGGGCGGGGCTCGACCGGCCGGCGGTGGAGGACACCTCGCCCGAATGTCGCGCGAGCCTGGGCGACCGGCGGTGCCGGGTGGCGATGGCGGCGCGGCGACGGTTTGCGCGGGTGGTGTCCGCCGATGGCGCGACGCTGGTGCTGGATGCGGCGGAGCCGGTGGCGGATGCCTATGGCGGCGGGATGCTGCACTGGTTCGGCGGCGCCAATGGCGGGCTGGACAGCGCGATCGCGGCATCGGCGGGCAACGCGGTGACGCTGCGATCGCCGCCGCCGTTCGCGGTAGTGGCGGGGGCACTGGTGGAGCTGGTCGAGGGGTGCGACCGATCACTCGCCACCTGTGCGGGACGGTTCGGCAATGCCGTCAATTTCCGCGGCGAGCCGCATCTGCCCGGTATCGACTTGCTGACGCGGTGGCCCGGTGGGTGAGTGCGTGGT